TGTTTATCAAAGTTGAAGTGTCCGATCTGATTACCGCTGCCGACGTCCTCTCAATTGTCGATCCACTCGCCGTTGCTGTCCCGCGGCTCATTGTCACAGTCAGCGATGCTTTCAAAGCCCTGGTTGGACCGTGGTGTTATAGTGTATCGAAATGGATGGGGCGCGCGTGGGACCGTGATCACTTTATCGTTTACGCGCCCGGCCGCACTGTTGATTATATCGGCGCCGCCGTTTATCATTGGTACATGCGACTTGGCGCCGATGCGCCCGTTATGGAATGTGATCAGCGCCGTTTCGATTCCACGCAGCATGAGGCCCTTCTCGATCTTGAGTTGGAGTGCGATGTGCGACTCGGGTCACGAGAACCGATTAATGCGGCGGTGGATGGTAAATCCCCCACACATCATATGCAACAACTGATCTCACTCAATGCGTCCACTGCCAACGGCATCAAAGTCACCGGCGTCGAACAAGTTGGTAGCGGTCAACCTAATACGACAGAAGGTAACACCCGTCGTTTGGCTAAGGGTATGGTTTTTGCATATTGCACCGTTCGTAAAGTCACCCCCGATGTGCTTGGCCCTCATGAAGATGGGTTTGCCGGGTTTCAATTGATTGACTCTGGTGATGACTCCGTGATCTTCACGGCTGTTCCGCTGACCACTGAAGAGTTGCATTCAATGTTGGATGTCTTGCGTGCGCTGGGATTTTCGCCAAAAATGCCCGAGCGGTCCACCATCGGCAATTGCACTTTTTGCTCCGCGCGGCCCTACCTCTGCGAAAAACGCACTGCCATTGATCCCGAAGTGTGGGAGCGCACGATGGTGATGGGCCCTAAAATTGGGCGCATTCTTGCTCGCACCATGATCATTGTAGATCCTACTAACCAGGTGCTTTTGAAAGCAGATGAGAAAGCAGAAGATCTCTCAATGAGTCATTATGCGAAAGTCGGCGAGTGTTTGTTGCATCTGGCCACCACGTTCCAGTTGTGGCTGAATTTGCTGATCGTCTCACCACTTTGTCGCGTGAACGTAATTTTGCAACACCTCAAGCACGTCGCGCGTGGACAATGAAACTCCATGAGAGTCCCGCCATGCCCGTACGCGTCACAATGGACACTTACGCGCAAGTGATTGCCATTTATGGCGTTACCCCGTCTTTCTTGCCCGATGTTTAAGCGGCGATTGATCGGGCAATTCCCGTCGTCAATGGCGTTGGCACGATAGCCACTCGCGACCTCAC